GGCAATGCTAAACGTGCTATAAACTGGCACACAGCTTATGCAGGTGCATTATTTACTGAACTTGCTACTGGTGTTACTGGTATATATGAAAAAGTAGATGACGACCCTCTAGGTAGGTATATTACTCCAGCTGAGTCTCGTAACAGAACACTTACAGATTTTTTTGAGGATGGATTAGGTAAAGCATTAGGGTTTACACCAAGAGGTGTTGGTGAGTTGGCTAATAGTTTGGTAAAATATTTACCTCTTTCCATGACTATAGGGTATGAAAAATTCACAGAAGATGAACTAAGCGACCCTAATCTTAAAGTTAGCGACATTGAAATAGATGAAGCAACAGGTGCGGTTAAATTTGAAGGTCAACCTCTTGGGGCAACGCTGACAGACCTCTTTGGTGGTGCATCAGCTTTGTTTTCAATTAACTCAGTTGCAACTGGTCTTTTAAGAAGAAGTGGTAAAAATTTTGCTGCTAGGACAGACGATGATGCTTTTGAAATTATGCAAAATGGTAAAATTAATAGAGAACAATTAACCAGAGCCTACAAAGCATTTGATGAGGGAAAAGATGTTGCTGGTTTAGGAGCATTAAATTTAAGAATACCTCTAACCTCTAAAAGATTTTTAAAAGAAAGTATAATTAGAAGCACCAATCATCCTATGCGAACAGCAGGAGGTATACAACTTTTTTATGCTATGAGTTTAGGTGCAGCAGAAGGCACACAAGAACTTTTAAGAAATGAAGATGGTACATTTAGTTTATTTGGAGTACCCTTATCTAATGGTGGAGCTGTAGGTCTTACTCTTTTAAGTGCTATGATTTTTCCTATACTTGGTTTTCCTTTAGGTAAAGGAATAGTATCCTATGGATATGATAAAACTATAGCAGAACAAGTATCTCGTTTTACTGACCCAGAGTTTTTTGAAGTTATGACAGCTATTAAAGAACGTGCTCCAGACGCTCCTTTCCGTAAAAGAAAAAAAATAGCAAAAATAATACAAGATGAATTAATTCTTTTGCGTGATGAGTTTCCAGAACAATTTGATCAAATATATAAAGGATTAGATGAAGTAAATAAAGGTAATGCTATATATCTTGAGAATGGTAGAAAAGCAGGTATTCCAGAAGCTGAATTACAACAAGATATAAAAAATATAAAAGAAATTACCGACCATGCAACTACCTATTTATTTATGGCATCAGCAAGAAGTTTTTATGACAATTTAGCTTCAACTAATATAATTAAAGGTGGTTTAAGTAGAAAAGCTATGGAAAAAATAAGCAGTCAAGCTAGAGATGCTGCTAATGTTGAAGCTAATGGTAGTAATGCTCAACTAACTCTTACATCACTTATACTAAAACAATTAAACAGACTAGAAGATAGACAAGCAAAAACAACAGACATTGAAGATGCTGCTGGTCTTGATCGTGCAATGTTAAAACAACAAGAGATGCTTGTAAGATTGTTAAGACCAAATATAGGTGGTGTAAACCCAGATGAACTTATATCTGCTATGAAAGTTTTATTTAGAGCAGAAGCTGATTTAAAAAAAGGTGCGATTGATACTAAAGAGGCTACTCAAATAGTAAAACGTGCTGCGTATGGTTTGTCTAATGTTGAAGATTCTAACTTGTTCATACAAAATTTATTTATGGCTAATGAAGGTGGAACAATAAAAGGATTTCAAAATATAATTGAAGATGCACTACCTAATCTTCGTGCAGCTGTAAAACAAAGAGATGAGTCAATAAAAACATTTTCTGGTTTGGTTGCAAATAATGTTACTTTTGATGGCACAGGAACACCAATACGACCTATTAACAAAGCTCCTCAACAATATGAACTTGTATTTAAATCATACAAAGATGCAAAACAAAAATCTGATGATATGTACGAACAAGTTTATGCACAAGTTGAAGATGACCTTGACGATATTTCTATATCAGCACTTTCAAAACTTGTAGACCCAAAAGAAGTAGATCAAACTTTTGGTCCTCAAGCTACAGGCAGAGCCACTACATTTATAAAGAAAATGGTAGCTCCTTTTAAGAAAAAAGCAAGGGATCAACAAGATACTGAACAGTATAAAGATCTTATGTCACCAGAGGAAATAGAAGAATTATTAGATACTCTTTCGCTTAATATTTCGTTTAAAGAAGCACACCAACTACGTTCCGATATAGGTGATGCTATATATAAAGAATACAAAGCTGGAAATCCTGATGGTGGGTATATAAGTTTATTGGGCGATGCTTATGATGTTGTAGATCAAAGTATGGAAGCATTTTTAGCCTCAAGACCAGCTGTAAGTAATGCTTTTGACGCTGCTCAAGAAAATTTTAAAAATAATGTTGCTGGTATATTTTATAATACTAAAGTATTAAAAATGGTAAAAGACGAAAAATTTAGTAATCTTTTCACTAAAATTTTTAATGCTAAAAGTATGGATGGACAACGAGATGCTTTTGATAAGATGTTTCCTGTAGGTAGTAAAAATAGAAAACAAGCTGAAAACTTATTAAGAGAAGAAATGTTAAGAGTTGTTATGGGTAATGAAAGTAATATGTCTCAACAACAATTTGAAAATACCCTTAGAAAAAAAGTTAGAAATGCTGAAGTAGGTATGTTTGGAACAAAAGCTGAAGGTGGTTTTTTAGATATTCTTTTAGGTAGTGAAAAAAATGCAAAAGATTATAAAAATTTAGATACTCTTCTACCAAGAATAAAAGATAATGGTGCTGTTGATGTGGCTGCTCCCATGATTAAATTAGATCAAGAAACAATAACACCATTGAGTAAATTGAAATTTTATAATGAAGAAGGATTAGCATTACAAGAGGGTGATGTATTAACCGATGTTATAAGACAAGCGTCAACACAAATAAATAAAAGAAGAATAGGTGAAATAGACCCGATTAACAGAAAGTATTGGAATGATTTAGCTAAACAAGAGGAACCAGCTGGATTTACTAGAGGCACACTAGATCATATTTTAGGTCCGGGCCGAACCAATGATGGAACACAAGCAGCAGCTAGATATACAGCACTTGTTAAAGATATGGAAAACTTGCTTGGTTCTGGACAAATACCTGATGTATTTAAAGAACTTTTAAATCGTGCATTAATAAAAGATATTTATAATAGGAATGTACAAAGAACAAAAGCTCTTTCTGAGGTTCAACCTGAGAATGCACAACGTATTCTTAGAGAAAATTCACAACAACGTGCTCAAGATTGGATTCAGTTTGAAGAGTTATGGAATGTTGCTTTTGGAGATGATGCAAAAAATATAGCCCATATTCTTGATATGTCTGTACTAGCAGAGCAACCAGCAAGAAGTGTTTTAACTTTTGCAGAAACAGTCAACAGATTGTCTGCGAATGGTTTACTCTCTAGGGCTTGGGGTGCTGCTAGAGGTGTTGTTAGTTTACGTTACATAGGTTCAGAAATTTTATTAAGAAATATGTTGAATGATAAAAGTGAAATATTAATGAGGGTATTGTCTACACCAGAACTATCTCCTTACATAATGGATGCTGTACGTTATGGACAAACACCACCTAGAATACAAAACTATTTTAAAACACAATTTTTAGCTGCAATGATAGCTCAAAAAGATGACCAAAATGAAATAGATGAATTACAAAAAAATATGAATGGGTTTTTTATAGAAGCCGCTAGACAAAAACTAGATCCAGTACAGTTAATTATGTCTATGTATTTTACAGCACAAAATCCAGAGTTAGCTAAAGAGTTACAAATAGATTTACAAAGAGTGAGTAAAGGACAGCCATCTCAGTTACCTTCAATAATGAGAGAAAGTATATCAACACGAACAGGAGCTAAAGAAAGACTAAGACCTAGAGCAAAAGACAGCCCTCTTCTTGATCAAATGAGAAGTTTAGGTTTACTATAATGAGTGATAGTCAACAGACAGAACTTCTTTTGGCTATAGGTAGACTGGAAGGAAAGGTAGATGGTCTTGTCTCATCCCATCAAAATTTAGAGGTAGACTTACGAGCTTTAAGTAAACGTGTAGGAACTTTAGAAAAAGAAAAATCAAAACTATATGGTGCTGGTGTTGTTCTCGCATTGATAGGGAGTGGTGTCATGTGGTTATTGAGTGTTTTGAAAAATTAACAGGAAAGGCAGATTGCAATGGACATAAACATTGTAATAGATCTTTTCGAGAAAGTTGGTATTCCTGTATTAACCGCAGCATCCGCAGGGTACGGTCTTTGGTGGTTAATGCGATGGATAACTAACACTTTCCGTCAAGATGTTTTATCAGCATTAAAAAATTTACATAAAGAATTAGATGAAGAAATTAGAGACACCAGAGAGTTATCAGATAAGAAGTTAGCTGAATTAACTGTTATGGTAATTAGACTAATAGATCGTGTTCGTATTCTTGAAAAAAACTTTATTGAACACGATGAAACAATGAGAGCAGTCTATTCTCTTGGTGGTAAAGCCAAACGTAAATTAACTAGGCATGAAACAATAGAAGAATTGAAAGAACAAATTAAAGATGCAGGTGGAGACTAATGGAAACTATATTAACTTTATTAGGCATTGTACCTGTAGCAGAAACGATAACAGGAGCAGGATCTTCAGGAGGAGGTAGTATAATGGGTGGAATACCTATGGAATTGATTACAATGCTTGGATCATCATTACTTGGTGGTGTTATGTCAATATGGGGCCAAAGCATTAAAGCAAAAGAAGCCAACAACAAATTAATGATGGCTGCAATGACCAAAGAAGCAGAGGTTATTGACAAAGCTAGACGCTATGAAAATCCTCATTTCCAATGGACCAGAAGATTAATAGCATTAGGAGCTATTGGGGCAATAATTGTATGGCCTAAAATAGTTGCTGTTTTCTATCCTGACATAGCTGTAACAGTTGGTTGGACACAATTTAATCCGGGCTTCTTTATTTTTGAGGGCAAAGAGATGGTCAAATGGGAACAGATGACTGGACTAGTAATAACACCACTTGACACACATTTAGTATCTGCTATAGTGGGGTTATATTTTGGTGGATCGTTAGTAAAGAAATAGGAGTAGTTATGTACAGCGATAAGTATAAGATACGTTTGCCTTTTGAAGTTTTGTCTGATTTAAAAGAAATGCAAGTGGTTGAAAAACCTAAAAAACCTAAAAGAAAAGTTTTACGACCTTTTACTGGAGGACAGAAGAAAAAAATAAAAGATATATTGATTGAAGCAGATAAAATTAGTGCTTAGTTAAGTTTCTTTTTCTTTATTTTTTTGTGTATACTAGTGATACTTGGTATCTCTTGGTTTACAGGTTCATCAGGGAACGTAATATCCGTAATAGAGCCACAATACTCTTCCATTTGATTCATAATATCATCAACCAAATTGTTACAGTATTGTATAAGGCTGGCTATATCGTGTGTATAATCAAAGTCTGGCATATAATGATCCATATGTTCTATAAACTCTTTAGTGTCAAGTTTTGATACTTCAACAGCAGGGTTCATAGAATTACGAGAATCAAGTAATAACGAGAAGGTAAGTACAGGAATGTATCTACCTTCTTTTTTTGTTTCAGACATCAACTACCTCACACACATCACCTACACAACTAAACTCTTGTGTGCCTTTTGTACCATCTTCTTTCTCATAATCACTAAGTTTTGAAAAGTCTATAGTAGCTGGCATTGAACCTACTAACTTATCATACTCTGTACTGTCTATAGACTCATAGGGTGCTTGAGCATAGACAGCATCTGAGTGTGGGAAAAATGACACACCAGACATATAATCAAAGTTTTTGTAAACCCATGCCGCAACGTCTAGCCACTCATGTTCTTTTACAGTAATAGTTATACTTGGTTTATGTTCGCACCAATGTTTTTGATACGTCAACCATAAGTCTAGATGTTTTATAGGGTCAAGGTCATCATTAATAACAGAACCATAAGGTGCTTTTATAGGAAAAGAAAACACCGCAGTATTTTTACTTTCTATATCACCGACAGCATCTTCACATGGTATACCGCTGTCCATTAAAAATTGTGTAAGGGGGTCTTTCTTATCACCTCTTACTCTACGAATATAATATTTACTATGTCTAGCATGAATACCACTTGCAGCATCTACCAGCTGACTAACTGTACCTGATGGTTTTACACAAGTTATGGCTGTGCTTGCAGGAATACCTAATGCTTCGGCCCATACGTTATTTGTTTCTACAGCAAGGTGTCGTAATTCTTCTAACACCTGTGGTAAATTATCTTTAGTACCATTAGTTAGTGTGTTGTCCATTATACCTGTTAGACTAACACCAAGCAATCTTTCTTCCTCTGTAGTTTTTTGCCATACTTTACGCAAGTATTTAAAATCTGTCAAAGTAGACTGATACGTTCCTAGTATTGTTGCAAGTCTAACTTTTTCTTTTAAAGTATCTAATGTGTCTGTTTTCTTAACAACAACCTCTGTTAAGTTACAAAACTGGTTGGGCCTAAGAATAATCTCGCAACAAGGATTTGTACCAAAGTTAAAGTCAGGATTTCGTCTACCGTTTTCAGCTACTTGTTTTTTAGCAGCGGCACGACTAAACATACCTCTTTCACCAGATCTACTTTCATACAAAGAAGTCCACTCTTTCATAAATATACCCATCTCTGGTCTATCTTTATAAACAGCAGAATTATTAGCATAAGATCTATAACTGTGGTGATTCCACCAATCTCCAGATTTAGCACCTCGCAATAGATCATCACTAAGATTACTAAGAGAAATGAGTGCAGATCTGCGAACACCACCTACTACTACAACTTGTGCCGTCTTACACACTAAATCATGGCACTCAATACTACTCAATCGCCTACCTGCACTCTTTCTGAACAGGCTAACCGCAAACCTGAACAGGTCATCTAGTGGATCAGGACCACTTGCCCTGCCACCAAAAGTTCTAAGTCTAGCTCCGGCTGGTCTTACTTGGCTCATATCCCAAGTAGGAACTTGACCAGAATACAACAAAGATATTAATTCTTTAAATGCTCTAGCCCAACCAGACTTACTATCTTTTACAACTATAACTGTGCTACTGTCTTCAAAATGTTCTTCTACTTTCGGTAATTGTAGTACACTTTCTCGTTCTACCGAAAAACCTACACCTGTACCATTCATTAAGATATAAAGTATTTCATCAAATGCTCTTGTGCTATCTATAGGAACATAACTACAATTATAAGCGGCAACATTACATTTTTCTACAGCCTTGCCTGATGTCATTAGTAGACGCATAGACGGCATAATCTCAAGATTAAGAATAGAAGTTTTTAATTTTTTTACTGTATTATCATCAAAAACATTACCACTTTTCTCTGTAGATTTCATGTAGTCAAAGTAACGACCTACAGTTTCTTCCCATGTTTCTCTACGGTTCTCATCATCTAGCCACCTTGAGTAACGTGATGTATGTATGTATTCTTGATATGCGGTTGGTAATTTGTACATTAGACTCCCCTTAGATCTGCTTCTTTATAGCGGTTAGATTTTAATACTTTCCCATCTTTACGAAAGATAGGCTTTCCATTTTCGTCAAGTTTTGACATATTTGATTGGTGTACACGATTAAATATCACTTGCATATCCCAACCAAAATCTACGAACAAACCTGCTAACACATATAGTAAGTCAGCAGCCTCTTTTTTTATTTCTGTTTCTTTTCCCTCTCCCATAGCTTGTATTAACTCTACACACTCTTCATAGATTAATTTTTGTCGGAGGTCAAATACCTCTGCTACTTTACTATCTTGTTTTATAAGAGAGAAATCTAAATCTGTAGGTCTTTGAAATGCTTTTTGAAACTGTGCTACAGCATCTTGTATTGTACGGTATCGAGGCATCATGGTAAATGTTTTTCTAAAGTTATGTAAGCATCGTGTTTTGTTCTTACATCTTTAAGTTTTTTTATATACCACTCTGCTTTTGCTAAATCTTCTAGAGGTTTTTGTTTGTGTTCATATCTACTGATGTATTTTATAATACACCCTTTTAGATAACCTATAAATTCATCTACTGGTAATAAGTTTTCCATAATATCTATAGTTTCCATGCCACCTTTTTGATAGTGAGGCGGATTATTTACAACATCATTAAAAGTTTTAATACCAGCTTTTTCATCCATAAGTTTTTCATAATTGTTTCTAGTGTCTACAGGTTTTCCAATGTTTTCTTTTTTCCACATTTCAATTTGTTTTTTCCCTATTGGGCTTTTCCATGTTGCATCTATTTTTTTTGGCATTTATTTTTCCTTCTTCAACCAGTTTTCATCAATAACTCTATCACTATACAAAAAACCATTACGGTCACACCACTCACCATAGGTAGTTTTAGCTCCTTTACGCAATTTATTTTTAGAATTAGAGAACACAAAACGAATATCAATATTAGGATGTTGATCTCTAAATGTCAAGTGTTTTGTTCTATCCTCAGACAGAAAAAATCCCTTTGTTTCTACATAAAAGTTATACTCTGATATATAGAAATCAGGAGTATAAACAGTAGGCTTTGGGATATAAGTATAACCATCGGGTTCATAACTAAAATCCAATCCTCTTTTAATTAAATCTGATGCAAAATCTACTTCAAAATTACTACGATACTTTGTACCAGCCACTCTCCTAGCTGGTATTACTCTTCTACGCATTTACAATCTTTCTACTGATACATACTTTGGTTTATTTTCCGCTATCAATGAGTTTACAGACGCATTTAAAAACATCAAGGTTCTTTGTCCATGAGTTTTCATAGGGCTATTGTTTTCTTCATTTAAAAAATCATTATCTATAATTACGATACCACCAGCATTAAGAACACTTATAACAACTTTTGCATCTTCTGTAAACCTATCAACATTATAGCTGTAGCTAGAGTCATCCCAATAACCTGAAATATCTTGTGAAGCTGTTTTCCTAATTGTAAGAGGTAAACAGTTTTTTTGTTGTCTTCTAAAGGTATCGCCACCTTCTTTTTTTTCGTTTTCGCCATAAATAAAATAACAATTAAAGTTATTATATACATCTTCATTTTTTATATTATTTAAAACTACTATAGACATTACATCTCCTTATTTTTTAATTTTGAATACCAAACCAAAGGAGGGTTTTTTGCGGCAGTTGCAACTTTGTGATGTAGTTCTGCTTTGGGCCAACAATGTGTTTTAAATTTACAAAAACTACAAGTGGTGTTTAAAACTTTATTGCCTGTTGGTGTTCCTTTGTAAACTTCTGAGACTTCATCTAATTTTTGTACAGGAATAGTTTTGTCTTGTAGCACATTAATATTGTGTCTGGCCCAAGACAAGGCTTCTTCTCTTTCTTGGTCTTGTACATTTGGTGTAGGACATATTTGTATTTCTCCAGACGATTTGTTGATAGCTATCCAACCACCAAAAGGTTTGCCTACAGCCTCTGCATATAAAAATCCTTGCACTACATATCCAAAAGGATCATTTTCTTTTACACGATTATAACTTGTAAACTTACTGGTATAAGCATACGGACTTGCTGTTTTAATATCCCATACTTTACCATCAATAATAATATCAAGTGTGCCTTTTAAAGTTACACCTTCAATCTCCAATGTTACTGGTTTTTGATACGCTTCTACATTTACACCAGCCTCTACTAATTCTAAATACAACAATGTTTCAAGAATATCACCAAATAAAAATCTATTAACAGCATTGTATTCCATGCCACCTTCTACATTAACATCATCTCTTTCTAATTGTTGCTGGCAAACTGGCTTACCAAGACCAGACATACGCATAGACCAGTCTTTTTCTTTGGGTATAAATTGTTTTTCTATTGCTTTTGCACACTCTTCCTTAAAGAAAGAAATAGAGTCAGGGGAAATATAGGCATCCCCTGAAACTACTTTCTGTAAGTACAGTTGTACATACTCTTTGATGAGATTATTCATCTAGCTCTTCAACAACCTCTACGTCTTCAAAGTCTTGTCTCTTTTCACGATACTTATTTTCTATCTCTGTATTGTGAATATTAACAATATCCATGAAGCTCTCAAGGATCGGTACATCCATCTTAGGACTGAACTCAACATAGTCCTTGATTTCAATACCAGCCTTATAAAATATAGAACCACCAGCTTTCTGTCGTACAGTCTTTAAGTTAGCTCGTGTGTTGAATAATAGCTTACCCTGTTTTTCTAGTGTCTTAATCCAATCACTAACAGGCATAAAGTTTGTTCCTCTTGCGTACCATACATGAGGAACAGCCTCACCATCTACATCAACTGTTCCATAGATTACTTGCGAACATTTAATACCAGCTTGAAGTGTTCTTGCTGGGTCGTCAGGAGCAAGAGCCTCTAAGTCTTTTGCACTTAACTTACCACACTTCAATCCACCAGCACTATCCAAAAATGTGTCACCAAAAGATCCAGCTTGTACGGTCATAGATGAATAGTTTTGTTCATTTTGATCCCACACGCTGTACATATATCTTCTGAGAAAAGGTCTAAACACAATTTCTTTCATGTGTATATTCCCACCTAGTGAATTTTGGACTCGCCATTGTCCACGAGGTAGAGTATTACCTTCTTCATCTTCGGTATTATGTTCTATAGCCAAACGAGGTAAATACCTCTTCTCGCTACCACTATCAATAGACAAATCCTTTTGACCTATCAAGGCCATTAAAGCATTAGTGTCTATCTTATCTGCTGTAACTAAATCCGTTACAGATGGTTTTTCTTGTTCTGCCATTAGCATATTAGCTCCTTTGTTTTGACAGTTTCTAGGTTAGACCAATCATTACCAATTTTTAACTCTATTCCGATTGGCATATTATAATCTATTCCATACCTGTTCTTACACTCCTCTCGTATACCAAGCATGGCATTTTCCATAAGTTTTATTGCGATATCCTCTTCTTGAGGATGCACATCCATGACGATACTATCATGTACTGTATTACAAATCAAGCTCTTTATGTTTGATTTTTTTATTTCGTTGTGTAGTGATATTAATGCAACAGGTAGTAAATCTGCTGTCGCAAACCCTTGTACTGGGTAGTTTTTTATCTGTGTACCATTAGAAAAACCCCCACTAGGAAAACGTCTAACATTAGGAAAAAGATATTGTCTACCAGAAGGTAATGTAATTCTTTTCTTTGTCAATGCCTCAACACCTAATTTTTCGTGCCAATCTGCTATGCCCTTGTATTTTTCAAGAAATGCTTTGTAATATTTTCTTTCGTTTGGTGTACCAGTAACACCACCATATAAAGGCTTAAATGTGTGTGCTTTAGCATCTTGTCTACTAACACCAATTATTTTTGCGGTGTAAGAATGAACATCTACCTTATCTTCTACATCTTTTAATACTTGCTTGTCTTGAGATAGAAAACCAGCTACTCTAAACTCTAGCTGACTGTAATCTCCTTCTAGTATCTTACCACCATCAAATCGACTAACGATGGCTTCTCTTACTGGAAATGTACCACTTCTAGGCATATTTTGAAAGTTTGGATTGCGAGATGATAGTCTACCTGTAGCTGTAACACATTGCATAAACTGTGGATGAATGTACTCATCTCCACCTGTATTGTTTTTTATGTTCTCAACAAATGTATTAAGATAGGTTGCTAACGCATTGTATCTCATATATTTTTCTAAAAACTCTCGTTGCATACCACTAACCTGTAGCATCTTCTCTTTAATAGTATTTACATCTGTTTTAAATCCATGCACCGATAAATCTTTTTCGTTAAGTGGTATTAAACCTAGACCAGCCTTTTGATTGGTCTTGACGTAAATAGAGCCAACACCAAAACATTTTTTGCATTTTCTCGGCATACCGTATGTGCCGTCTTTTCTTACATAATCAACCACTCCTCTACCTTTGCAAGCAATACAATTTTGTTTTTTTGTTTTTACAAACAATGTAACCTTGCTGTAATACTTTTCTTTAAATACTTTTGGGTGAGTAACCTTTACAAATTTCTTTTTTCTTTTACCTGCTTTAACTTCTGTG